GCATTTTAACCTTGCGCTGCCCCAGTGTTTTGGCGAATGCACCGCGCTCGATAACGTCCATGCCGTTATCCACAACGTCAAAAACAGACGCATAGCCCTCAATCGTGCCATCCTCGTCCGGCTCTTTCTTGAGTTCCAGCGGGAATGCGTGGTGCTTCATGTCCATGAACGGGGCTTTCAGTTTGCAAACTTTGCAAAGCTATAGCATGTTTTTGCAAAGTTGCAAAGTGTTGTTGTTATGTCTAATCATCCAGCCCGATAACTTGGTGCCCGATAGCACATCGGCAGTTTATGGATGCCCCCGGCGGTAAATCAGGATCGCCGGGAAACATCGCAGGAATAGTACCCCCGCCCGCGTCCGGCATTTGAAACGCCTGATCCATTTCCACAATATCGCCGTTCATAGAGTCATGGCCAAAGCTATCTTCCGGCACGCGGCGGGTCCGATCATCGGAAACGCTTATCCACTCCTTGCGCAGCTTTAAGCCAGTCGATCTTGCCGCCTGATCTGCACCAAAGTTAGCCGCGCCGTGGGTTTCGGTCCTCGCAATGAGCGCGCCCCGCCTACGCGATATTGACGGGATGTACTTATTTATACTTCGCGCAATATCGGCGGTGCCTAGACCTTCGCTCTGCCCGGCGCTGACCTGCCTGACAATCTGCGCCCGTGTGGTTTCCGTGATTGACGTGATGCGCCTGCGGATGGCCTCGCCCGCGATGTACTCTTGCGCGATGCGGCGAAAGAAGTCAGCGAAGGATTTAACCTCGAGCACAAGCCCCATTGCCTTGCCCCGATCAACAATGCGCCCACCGAACGCCTCGACCGACGCAGTGGCCATGTCCAGATACAACGCCTCGATCGTGCGCGCGTGGTCATAGTCCACATTTGGCGCGCCGCCTGTGCGCTCAAACTGTTTGACCATATCCCTAGACGCGCGCTCTATTTCGCGCCGCAGTGACGGTGCAAACTTGCGCTCAATGGCCATCAAGAGCCGCTCCTGTCGCACGCGCTCCCGCGCGGGGTTGTCTACCAAGTATCTCACTTGATTGCCACAACCTTGCCCGTCTCATAGCCTGCAATCATGTTGAGCGCCTTTTGGTCAACAGCGTCAATCGGGCCAGCTGCGTCGAACTCCATGCCAAGTGGAACTTCACCCATGCCAATATAGACCACATCGCCGCCCTCAACCGTATCGTAGCCCATTGCCTCCCGCTTTTCGTTGATCGTCAGAACCTTGCTGTCCTGCAAGCTCTTCCACTTCACAGCGCGCTTATCCGCGATGGCGGGGATCTCGTCTAGGTCCGCCTTGATCGTCACGCCCTGAGCATCAGCGAGCCACCGCTGCCAGTCTCCCACGCAACGCAACAGCAGCGGAATAACCGTATCCTCCCAAAACGCTAGCCGCGCTTCGGAGTAGTTCGCATAGGTGTTATCGCCCGGAATGCCGATCAACATCGGCGGCACCCCGAACGCCAAGCAAATATCACGCGCCGAGCTGTTCTTTGTTTCGATCATTTCAAGGTCAGCTGGCGACATACCCATGGGCTTCCAGTCCAGACCACCTTCGAGCAACATCGGACGGCCTGCGTTTTTCGCGCCTTGATGGTTGTCTTGCAATTCGTTTTTCAGCCGATTAAACGCATCATCCCCGAGTGTTTGCCCGTCCTTTACCACCAGCGCACCAGATGGCCGCGCGCTGTTCTGCAATAGCGCCTGCAGGTAGCCCATGGATGCATTATGCACGTCGATTGCATATGCGCCCGCCTCGATTGGCGCCTGCCCGTACCAGTCACTTAGCGGGTTGAACAGCCGCGTATGCCAGACCGGCACGATGCCAGCCGACATATCAACGTCCCACTTGGTTTTGCGCCCGCCTACGCTGTATTCAAACGCCTGCACCTCGCCATCCGCGCCGGGGATAACCTTCATGCGGTCAGGTCGTAGGGCGTATAGCTCGCGCACATCGCGGCCCGAAGCCGTGACGCCCTCCTCATAGCTGTTGCCGCTGATAAGCAGATAACCGATTTTGCTTTCTACGTATTCCGCATAGTTCTGTGACGGGTTGGGGTTTGCCAGTAATTTGCGCAACGGGGTTTCGGTCAGTTCGGTTTCGCCCTTGAAAAACGTAAGCGGCACCGATGCCACGGCTTCCGAGATTGAGGATATGCACCGATTGGCCACTACGTTTTTCTGATACCCCTCCTCTGCAAACTTTGCATAGTCGCGGGTTGTCCAGACGGGTTGGCCCGGAGACATAACAACAGACCCGCCGACCACGCTTTCCTTAACCTCTGTCGGGACCTGCCCGCGCGTGATGTCGTAACCGAATAACCGCATTTATAGCGTCCTTATGCTTGGGCCTGATTTTGCTTGCATCATAGGCGCAAGCGCGTATCGTATCTCGTCAATATAGTGGTTGTTTGCGTCCATAATCACGGGCATAATATCGCCTGAGTTTCGATCAATTTTATAACTGTATAGCCTAAATTCTCTCGCCGTGCTAGTGCATCGCGGATGGATGATAATTTGCTCATATGATTTCATGTGCGCGATGCCGTCTGCCACCGATCCCGGCCATTTTTTAACGCCCACCATTTTGGGCAATCCGTGGCGCTTCAGGTAGCTAATGCTTTCAGGTCGCGCGCTATCGGCCCGTGATGTGTAGCTTGCAAAGTCCGGTATGCGGTCGCAGATGAAGTCGCTGGTATCGTCCAGCTCTAGGCCCACCTTGCCCGCCTCATACTCAACCCATAGCCGCTTGTCATAAACCCAAACGCGGCTTGCGGCTGTCGGGTCTTGCGCAAACCCAAAGTCCACGCCCTGATACGGTCCATCCCAGTTATGGCCGGGTGTGAAGTCCTCAACCTTGTATTTCCCCTTGAACACCTGCGCTTCGGTAATGGTCAGGAACGCGCCCTCCCATACATGGTCATAGGTGTCAGAGCGCAATCGTTGATCCTCTAGGCGCTGTTTGTTGAGGATGTCAGGGAACCACGGGTTATCTCGCCAGCTTAGGTCAGTGACAATGCAACTTTCGCCCCCGCCGTCCACAAACCGCCTGTGTGTTGCGCTCTCCGCGCTTTCGGGATTGTAGCTTATCCAGTTCTCTGCGGTCCAGCCCTCGCCTTCCTGCCTGATAGTTGGGATCAGCTTGCGCCACGCAACATCAGACACGCTTTCTGCTTCGTCCGTCCAGTTGCCAATAATGCGCGCCTTGGATTTAATGCTGTCCAGATTGTGACGCAGACCAGCGAACGCATAGCTTATCCGGCGGTTTTTGGTGCGGATATACTTTTCGCCAACGTCGAAATAATCAGCGAGCCAATCATGTGACCGGATTGCCGCTTTGATTTCCTCCATGCTGGATTCATCTAGGCTGTTGAGGTGCTCGCGGGACGCAAGAAAAACTCCCTCAACGCCTTGTTCTGCAAGCTGGTAAATCCGAAGAGCTGAACGCAATGCTAGGCCAGTTGTTCGGCCTCCACCACGTCCGCCCTTGAATACCCGCGTTCGTGCTGGCCTTGCAAAGTTAGCGGTGATCTTGGGGATTTCCTCAATCGTCGCTTTCATCTGTGACCTGCGGCGATACGAACTCAATCTTTGTGGGCTTTGGCGTCATGCTGCCGTCCTCGCTGACATGGTTGATGTCTGACTTCTCACGCCATCCAGCCTGCGTTTTCATCCAGAAAATCATGGCGGTCGTGTCGCCGCCCTTGGCTTTGTTGAACAACGCCCCGCCGATTGTGGCGTTTGCCTTGGCTTTGGATACGTCCAGCTCCTCGCGGTAATACTTGCGCAGGGTCTTTAGATCAATGCCCAATATCTGCGAAATGACGGCCTGCGTGGTTCCTACCGTAGTGTGAAGCTGCACCGTTTGGCGTTGCGCGTCCGTGGGCGAATGTGGGGGCTTAGTGCGTTTGGTCATGCGCTCAACCTAGCACGCCGTTTTGGTGCTGGCAATATATCGCAAATTAGGTGTTGACGTGTATCGCAAAATTGCGCTATAGATAGTGCAACGAAACACCGGCAAGGAGCCACACCATGCAAGACCAATACACTGCCCTGAACAACATGATCTTTAACTTCCAGAAAGAAGTCATGCGCCTTGACGTTGCCAAGATGGACCCCGAGGTGCGCGCCGCCATGGAAGCGGTCGAGGCTCAGCTTGACGCCCTGCGCACGGGGGAACTTTATGACCTCCGCTGATTTCGTCGCCCTGCAACAGCGCCTTGGCATCAGCCGGGGCGAACTCTGCCGCCGGATCGGGATTGCCCCGAACAGCGGCACCGCATACGCCTTGGGCCGCAAGCCCGTTCCCCTCACCGTCGCGCTTGCCTGCGCGCAGATTGAAAGCGAAACCAAATGACCAACCCACACGAAACCTTCTGCCTCAATACCGCCACGCATTTTGTAGCGGTTCGCGGCAGAACCCCCACAACCCGCACCCGCAAGGATTGCGCGACGATGGACGAGGCCAAGGCATATGGGGCGACCTATGGCGACAAGCGCACTATGGTCTATGCGGTCAATTCCCATGGCAACAGCGCCCATATTTGTAACGCTTAGGCAATAGCTGGCCCCGTCACATTCCAGAATAGCACAATCCCGGCACCGTGTCGGGCTTTGCATATTTTCCAAGCCTTCGCGTCATAGTGCGGATCGCTTGGGAATGGCGGTGGGTCTTTCAGCGCCTTAGAAAAAGGCATCCCTGCCTTGTGGATCGTCGCCCCTAGGACATCTGCCAATGACAGCGTGCGCCCGACCTCCACAACGTGCCGCCGGGCATCGGGCCAAGCCTTTGCCAAGGCCCGCGCTAGGACGCCCGATCCGCTTGC